TGTACCTTGAGCGAGCATATGAATTATGAGTCAGCTCAGCCTATCCCACGAGCAATCGATAAGGTAAACCAGTTATTCCTTGATGGAAATGAGATCGTTTTCTGGACTGCCAGAGGGACTCGAACTGGAATTGATTGGAGACAATTAACTGAGAGTCAACTTTCCTCCTGGGGCGTCCAGTATCACGAATTAAGATTCGGTAAACCAGTATATGATTGGTTTATTGACGATAAAAATATCAATTCAACAGATTGGTTAAATGGCACGAGCTAGAGTATTAATATTAGGAAATGATCCTCAAATAAACAGGATAGACTTTAGTAGACTTTCTAAAGATATAATTACAGTTGGTGTAAATCGTATTTGGTTAAAGTATATCCCGCAGTATTTCTTCTTCAATGACTATGCAATAATTGATGAGCTTGAAAAGTCTCCTGAAATTTTACAAAAAATTAAAGAGAAGTCTACTGTATTTTCTAGTGATTGGATACTACAGGCGAAACGTCCAGTTCCTAATTGGGTTAAAGTATACGATCGCACAACTAAATACAATTTCCCAGATTCAATAACCACTGGCATGCAACTTTTTTCTAGACATATCGTCGAAAGAAATAGGTGCTCATTCTATATCGCTGGAGTTTCACTAACTTGGCAAGAACCTAGTCACTTTTGGAAAGTGTTAGATCACCCTTCAACGAATAAGCATGGTGACTCTTGGTATTCTCCAAGATTTGAAAGAATGAACCATAATTTTAAACAGCTGAAGAATACTGGGTTTGAGATGATTTCAGTAAATCCTAACTCTTTACTAAATAAGATGATGCGATACGAAAATATCGAAAATCTCTATAAGAAATCATAGAGATACCTTAACCGTATTCGAAAGAGTAGTTACTTTAGCCGCCTCAACTGCTGGTGAGATAACTGAACCTATTGGTAATTTTGTATCAATTACACTTGCCATAGCCGCAAGTAATAGGAATAGTTGATCCCCTAGGACAGCTGGGCCACTTACTGGGTTGTGGCCGACTTTTACAAAGTTTCCATTAATCCAAATATCATTAGAAACTGCCTCGATCTCACTTCCTGAAGAGACTTCAATCCTTGAATTTGCATGAATTGAAATATTTCCACCTTTCAATTCAATAATTGACTGTGTTTGATCGTGTTCTATCGTGATAGACTTATCCCTACCGATATTTACTCTAGATCCCTTAAGCTGCATTGTGATTCCTTTGCTAATAGTGAACCAGATCTTTAACTCTTCATCTCCATCAAATAGAACAATATGCGAACCTAAGTATTCGCCATCTTTTCCTAACTCTTCTCTGACATCTTCTGAAATTTCATGTAATGAGTAATACTCCGGAGAGTAAGGATTGCCGTTATCAAATCTAACTGCAACGACTCCTCCTTTTTTTGGAACAGAGAGCGATCCTCCCTTGCCATCAGTTCCAAAAAAAGCACTCTTCTGTTTTGGATATGCCCAAGGTAAATCTTCAACTGGAATATCATCGTGTATTCCAACTACTCTGATTCTAGCTCTACCCTCTTTTCTAGGATCATTTGGATCCTCAACTATTCCCAAGAATTGTTTATCTACTAGATCACTAGCTCTTCTCTCTATATCGTGATTATGGTCCATACCTAGTTATACTTACGTTTTATACTATGGTTCAATTACCGTATATGTTTCCTAAGTCAGTTACTGGAGGTTCTAGAAAATTACTAGCTGCACCAAGCGCCGGATTAATTAATCCTCCAATCGTGGCCAGTGAATTTTGTACAGACTGTCCCGCATTTTGAATATCGTCGCCAATTACTGGTAGACCAGATAAGAAAGATCCAATATTTGCTGCAGTTGACCCAATATTTCTTAAACTCCATGGATTGTTTACATCTGATTTTGTTTGATCATCAAACAGTTTAGTACCATCTGCATATCTACTCTCCTCTTCAAAATATCCAACCTTTATCTTAAATGAATTAGTTGCTGGAGTATTATTAGTAGTTACATCAAGCTTAGATCCACCTGAAAAACTTTCAGAAAAGTCAAACTCACATTGTCTGCACTTAAATTTTATGTAACCGTACTGTTCTAGCACATTTGAAAGAACGTTTCCTCCACCTACAATATTTCCAAGTTCACCAGTGTTTATTCCAAAAGCATTTGCAATATTCTGACCTAGTCCAGGTATTCTATATCTTAGGTTTCTGGCCTCTGCCATGTATATGTCCATTGAAAACCAACGCAAATTATCTGGAACTCTTTCTCTCATGTGTACTTTATCATATACTGCATTTCTATAGATGTCTGCTAATTCAGTGATCCTCAAGTCAACTGCCTCCAGTGTGTTTACGGTAAGCACTGACTCTTTTGCTTTCCATCCACCAGTAGTATTAGTTGCGTCCTTCCACATATTGGTCAATCCAGAGATACTTTGGAAATACCATGGAGCATCAAACGTCAAGTATCGCAAGATACCTTTGAATACTTTGATTGAGTTTGCCTTGTCAGCATGACCTCTACTCTTTAGGAAACTTATCATACTGCCATCTGACTCTCCAAATATCGGTGAATCCCAAATATGTCCATTTGCTAGCGATCCGCTTGAATCTTCGAATGCAAAATCTATAGCAAATGTCAAGAAAGTAGGCTCATCATATGGATCAGTAAAGACACCTTTTCTAAAATTATCAGTTTTATTCTTAATGCCTAGAAAATTATGCATAGGTTATTCAGTTTTTTTAGAAGGTGACCATTCTCGTCTAGCTAGGAAAAATTCAGTATATAAACCGTTCATGTGTAGACTATCATAGTGATATTTAACTCCACTTACATAATAATATCCAGTCAACTGTTGATCGGCAGTTTCTGCGTTTAGATTAGCTGCATCGTCTCCCTGTTTTACTGGAGTATCTTCGATTCCCTTACTTGCCTTAAATATCTTTTCAGCTTGCTGAACTGATATGTATACTGGAATCGTAAATCCTCTGGAAACTTGAAAATTAATATTATTTAGCGTTGCCTTAAGGACAACTTTATCTAATTCTTTTAAGTTATGAGAATTTAATAGTCTTGCCGCATTCCATTCAGGATGAGCGTTTCCATAGTCAATATTCATCCATTTTCTTATAGTATTTTCAGCAAGACTCTGCTCTTCTGGAATAAGATAACTTTTTTGATCTCTATCTATACTCTTTAGTGGAGCCATGAAAAAATCCTTAAATTTATCCTTAGCTACAGTCGATGCCTTTAGATGATCGTAATAATATATCTGCTTCTTATAACCTTGACGCTTTAGGATATTTCCTTGATCAGATATTAGGCTCAACTCAGTAATATAATTAGACATACCACTCTCCTTCAATTCAGTAGTCAAGTAGTTCATGATAGTTGTCTCATTAAGTTGAACCTGTGCGCCTGAATCCTTTGCATTCTGGTTTATTCCACTGGAAAGAGAATTTGGTGCGTTTAGAAAAGTCTTCTGTGCCTCCTCAACCATTAACTGACGATTTACCTCAATATAATTTAGATAGTAGTATTTGTCAATAAATCCTGTGAAAAAGGAGTCGTCATTTTGGTAGGCATGCTCGACTATCTCTCTAATAAAATCCAAATTACCTAGATTAGTGTTAATCCAGGTCATATTATCATTAGGCGAACTCTCATTCTCAGCAAATCCCAGACCCAGATCATCGCATATCTTCTTCAGAGCATCTTTTGAATTCGTCTTTGGATAGCTTTTTGAGATATTGTTATAGATCGTAGGAATATAAAGTTCTCCCTTCACCATGTATGTCGTCCCTATACCTACTCCCTTCTTCAATCCGGTAAATTTTGCTGGAATCGATTTTATGCCCGTTATCAAAAAGTCACAACGAATTGGTTTAAATTTATCGTTGCCGACTTTTAGGTAGACATTCATTATTAAATTAGTCTTTGGAAAGTAATCACCTGCATACTCTCCCATACCATCAATAAATGTCATTGAGATAGTTGGTATAAATCCGGTCTCGTCGATTGTTAGTGTTTCAATTGACTTTATGATTTGTCCACCTATCTTTACAAACGGCTTATTTGCACCAGTAAGTTGTTCAGTACTCGGTAAATTCTTTGGTGCCTGATAAGAAGCGTCTATTGATCCTCCAGAGGAAGAGTCCTCTTCAAAAAGGGTCTTTAACGGAACCTTTGGTAAAATTGTACCCTTGATTATTTGTCCAAATGACATTAGAATAGATTTGCTTTAGTTAATTGTTGAATAAGTCTAGCTCTTGAGATAGGTACTGGACAATTATCTTTGTTTATTTGAGTCACATCATCTCCAAAAATAACCTTTCCATCTTTTACTTTAATATTCTTATTTCCCGCAGTATTTACGTTTGGTGGAACAATCTCTTTTACCCTGTCCTTTAATGCCTCTAATCTCTTCTTATCTTTAACTGTTTTTGGATTAAGAAGTTTATCTTCATTTGAAGAGAGTTTAGCAGTGCCTTTTTCTAAAACAGTCGTCGGCGGAACTAACGCATTTGCTAGTGCTTTGTAAGGTGGAGCAAGTAATATTTCTCCAGGCGCAAGCGAAAATGGATTAGAGATCCCATTATACTTCATTAGGAGTTCGTAGTATGATTGCTCTGAATACATTCGAACTGAGATCAAATCAGGTCGCATTGCCTCCTCCTCTTGAACTTGTATAAAACCCTCAGCTGCACCGCCGGTCTTTTCAAAATTAAAAGTTGAACTAATTAAGTCAACTAGAGAATCTCCATTAGACTTAGTAAAAATCGCCTTAATTCTTAAAAGTTTTGAAATTAGCATATTAATCCTTTGTTTTTAATTCTCTAAAATAGTCTACTAATACTGGCGATTCTGCAAATTTTGCACCATACATTCCTTTGACTCTAGGTCGATAGACATTCGCTGTACTACTTGCTTCTTGCAAAGAATTAGATGCGGCAGTTGGATCTGTGTATCCATCCTTTGGATATACTCCTTCTCTTACATCAACTATTGATTTGTTAAACGTCTTTAATGCATCTTTTCCATTTGCAGTTTCGGAGAATGTTCCGTTTCTTGCGTCATTCGCAGTTACACTATTTCTTTCTCCAAATGAATTGAATCCAGATGAAGGTTGAGCAAGCTTACCATACGATAATGGTCCTGCTCCCAAGTTAAACATTGATTCAATATCTTGCTTTGCCCTAGGTCTTCCTGGATTAAGTGTAACCGTAAATTCAACTTCAGTTGGAAAATCATCAATCCCTAGAGACTCAGAAAACTTAATTGTCGTGTCCTTTAGACAAAGATTACCAATTACCGCAAATGGATTCATAGGATTTCCTACAGTAAGATGCCATTCTCCAACTGCTCTGCCGTCTAGAAAGGATCGCATCTTTAGAGGAGTCTGGATCAAGTCCTTTACAAATTGTCCAGCTAAGTTTTTTGATGCACTTGACTGGGCAATTTCGTTTGCTATACCCGCAAGATCATCTTCTGAGAACTCCTTAGCAACGTCTTCAATCAACTTATTTAATTTTTCTGATTTTTCTTGAAACTGTGCAGTCATATATTTAATAACCTCTTGTATTCCTCCAATAAAATCGCCCTGTTCAAATTTTTGAGTAGGTAATCCAGGCACAATATATCCAGTCTTTTGAAAATATCGAATACTTCCTCCCCAAAATTCTGCAGTATTGTGTGTAAGCGAGAGAAAATTTGAAATAAGATCCAACATTGCAATCTTCGGATTAATATTACTAAACGATCTAAGCTTATATGAAAATTTTAATTTTATTTCATGAGTAAATATGAATCCTCTTTTTCTCATTTGAGTATTATCAATCACATTAACTGGTCCAAGAACACGATTCCAATATTGACCTTCGCTACCGTATGCTTCCTGCAGCCAGTCCTGTGCCTTTTTATCAAATCCACTCGCAGCCTGCGGGTTCTCAGCGGCGGTCAGTGCTAATATAATATTCTTTAAGTTAGGCTTATCCTTAAGTAGACCGACCGACGCAGTATCTAGTAGTGCCTCACTACTAATCTCATTACCCATAACGTCTTTAACATCGGCAGTTATTTTATCCCAATTGAAACCATAATTCATACCAAGTACACCAGAAAGAGAATTGCCAGTATCTTCTCCCCACCAAGTAACTGCTTGTGCAATTGGTACTAGCGGCATTTTTGATTGTGCAATCTGCAAATTGTCCTCGACTGGAATAGGATATCTACGAAGAGTTAGCAATCTATTATTTGGAATCTTTCCATAAAACTTACACCATAAGAAATCATTCCATTGATATGGGATAGGACCTAGAGTTGTTCCGTCAAGACCAGAGTCAGCTGCGTCTGCTGCCCACTTAATAATTTCAGAGGCACTTGGATTTTCTACATTTGCCTTTATATCTGTAATTAGTGCAGGTGTATCCTTAGTCGTTGAATCACCAGTCGCATTGAGAATAGTTAAATCACGGTGATTATTTGGTCTATAACTTGAGCCGTCAGTTGCTCCAAACTTTGCGTATCTAAAATTGTAGAAAGGATTAAATAGCGAGTCAGTTCCAAATACTTCCCTTGCACTATTTCCAGTAGCGTCAGCTGCTGAACTTTCGACCTTTGAGTAAGTGGACTCAAACTGGGGAAACTTCTCGCTTTCACTATTCTTAAGAATCGTGCTTATTGCTGAACCTACTGATTCACCAACGTTTGTATCTGACCCAAGGATAAATCCTGCCATAGTACTCTCTATTTTTATTATTTATTGAAATCTATAGAATTAGTATGACCTCTTCTATTTACTCTTATTCTTTATAAAGTCAGAAAAATTCGATACCTTTCCTCCAGGAGTAACTACTGCCTCCTTCTTTTTAGACTTACCTTTACTCTTTTTTCCTGGACCAGCTAGAGCAAACATATCCATATCTGCAGGTAGAGCATCAGGAGTTTGCATAATTTGACCAGGAGACTCTGGGTTAACTGGGATAAATCCAGGCGAATCAGATACTGCGATCATATCTTCTTTAACTTCAGTATCTCTTGATCCAGAAACTATACTAGATGATTTGAGAGCATTCATTTTAACCAGATCAGCTTCTGTAATCATTTTACTTACAAAATCAGTAAATCGCATTGCTCAAAATGTTTTAGTTATTTATCTAAATAAAGAAAGGCGATTATTTATCGCCTTTTTTAAATTTACTGTAAGGAATCACCCAAAGTTTTCTCTTAATACTCTTCTTCAGAAAATCATATATTGAAGTTTTTGGATCGTCGTCAGGGTGTTGTACCACTGCATTTTCTAGAGGTTCTTTTCCTTTTCGATAGTCTTCAAGGTTTTGCCAACTTTCTGGTTTCTTTTTGCTCACAAGTTATGTATTATTTTAAAGTAGTAAATTCTCCATCAACAAAATGAATATGTTGTGCTTTTGCGTCAGTGTGTATCAATATGTGAGACTGACCCCAATTACTTGCACCTAAGTTATATCCTATTCTCAGATGAGTAGTTGTTCCTACTGAAAGAGCACCATCTTTTCTTCCTGGAGAGTGGTAGTGTCCGACTGCAATTTTAGTGTTTAGCTTTCTAAATTGAAGTAATGATCCTCGGCTTCCACCCGATCCAATATCTCCATGCTGTCCAAGTTCCCAACTATTTACTAGATAACTATCACTTCTTCCAAGAGTCTTGAAATTAGGAAATTTCTTATTTATTAAGAACGGGATAATTCCATTCGGTGCCTCATTATTTAGGATCGCTGCAGAGAACTGCATATATTCTAACGAATTCTTTGGAGTAACTGTTTTTCTCCAGTCAGTGTCTTTCAACCACCTGTCAATAAAATCATCGTGATTACTTCGAACGATTACTACATTATAGTCTTGGAATTCTTCCAATCCAGTCAGCATAGTATCGATCTCGTTCTTTAGAGAATTAGTACCATCTACCTCTTTTCTGTATTGCGCAAACGGATCCTTTATTTCATGGTGATTAATTGAAACTCCATCAAATACATCGTGTAAGATCACATGTTCTGGATGGATCTTTGCCATTAGGTCAAAGGTAGCATCGACTACTGACTGATCATGATTACCGTAGTGAATATCTCCCCAAACAATCGCAGACATCTTGTCAATTCGAGTCACAGTACGATCCTCTGTTCTAAAATAGAGATCAGTAAAGCTACCAGTATCAGTTGCGGTAACTTGTCGAATAAAGAATACTTCATCGTCCTTTATCTCAACGATTACAAATCCAAGAGTATGATGAAATTCTCCTTTCTTTCCAGATTTAGAATCAGTGTAATTCTTAACTGTGCATGCACCAGTCGTAAGCATTAGTTTTGGTCTATTTCCTTGAAGAACAGGAATTGGCTCGAGGTGTACTTTTGGTGATCCAAACACACATGAGTTAATTCCACTCATTCCTTGAAGACCAGTAAGTGGATCTATTGAGGTTGGTGGAATTTTAACATCTGACATGATCGAGAGATACTTATGTAAGTCGTGTCGATTTGCATCAAGATACTCACCAATTCTATCTGACCAAGTATCGTATTTCTTATCTGTAAATACTGATGTTGGATTTTTATATCGACCTGCAATTACATGGATATCTGCATCCAAGAACTCTGCATAAGCTTCGATATTGTTAATAAATTCTTCGTGTACTGGAGTATCGTTCTGTGCCCAAGTTATGATAAATCTCTTCTTTTCTCGATTTACCTCCCTTGACTTTGCATTGATAAGTTGAGGTGACTCCTCAACATGCTTAATATTATAACCTAATTTTGAAATCCAGTGCTGAATCGTTCGTTCAGATCGTTCGAATTTTTCAGCAAGTGTGCGAAGTCGTTTGTCCCATGAAATTTCTTTATTAAAATAGATTTCAGCAATAAACTCAATGTCTTCATCTTCTAATTCAGTAAACTTCATACATTGTAAAAGTTTTGTTGTATTATATCTATAAACTTGATATAAGTTTTAGATACTGTCCTCCTTCACATCAGATTCAATAAGTTTAGAATCTAGTAAAGGCGTAATAATCTTTTCTTCAAGAATCAAATCTGTTACTTCAGTGACTACTTCATTTACCCTTAACTCAAGTTCCTTTTGAAGATTAAAAAATTCACCAGCGATTGCAGTTGGTACTAATTTTTTAAATTTTGTAAAATCTGAAGTTTGAATAGCCTTAATTACGTCATCTGATTTTACAAAAATCGGAAGCTCAACAAGTTTAAATTCAGAAGAGAGTCTTAGCGGTATATTCTTCTTCTTTACATAATCCAATTGAAGTACATAATCTTTCATTCTGCTTTCAGAAGTTCCCCAAAGTAGCGGAGTATATTCAGGTTGAATTACTTCAAGAATATCTTCAAGTTGTCCGCCTGCAATAATTCTGACGTCTGCAATTATCTCCGGATACTCTTGTTGAGTTTTTGCAAGCATCATCCTAGTCTCCCTTAGTGAAAACGGTGACTTCTTATTCTGTACATCAGGTTTAATTGCAACAAAGATAGTCTTATTTCCATTCTTTGCTTTTAACTTTTCAGCTGCTCGAATATGTCCCATCGTTACTGGTTGAAAACTACCAATCAAGAGATTTACTGGAATAGCCTCAACTTTTTTGTAAGCTCCTTCAGCTACCTCCTTTTCACTAAGTATCGCCTCCTCATTTGAAGATCCTACAAATTCGCTAAAACTTGGAAAGAGACTTTCATAAACAGTATCTCCCATTATAACATTTTTAAGTTTAGTTACAATAAGATTAAGTTGAGTAAGTAACTGTGGACTAAAGAAACCAGATGAAGACTTCTTTCTAGTTTTTCTAAAGAAATTTAGAAGAATCTTGTATATCTCAGAGTAGGTTTCGTTATTCTTTAATAGTTTAATAATTTCTGGATCCTTGATTAAGCTTGCATCGAGTTCAAATTCAGGTCTTTTTAAATATTCTGGTACTTCAAGTGAAAGTCCTTCGTATTTACCAGCATATTCTTTGATAAAGTCTTTAAACACTGCGTTTACAAGAGAAACATATTTTTCATCGAATGTTTCTCCATTCTCACACATCTTTTGTAATTCTTCAAGACTATATAGCTCAAAGTTATTCATTAAGTCAATAACAATAAGCCAAATATAATCCTGTGATCTGTTCTCTTTTGGTTTAGTATTAGTTGATACCTTATAATTAAAGATAGGATCCACTAGTTTTGCCAAGAATACTGATTCCTCAGATGCCTCATTATAAAATCTAAATACAAGAGTTTCAATATTTCCGTCTAGATTATTCTTTAAAAAAGAATTAGGTAACTCTTCGTTTAGGATAGAGAGAATATACTTCGTAAATGAGGTAGTCTTAAATTTTTGATTTAATTCATCTGCGGGTGAATAGACAAACTCTAGGATTGCTGATTTTTGTTCATCAGTAAGTCGCCCTTCAAAAACAATAGGTGATCTCTCAACTCCAAGGTAATCTGCCCACTTATCTAATTGCTCTTTATTTTGAACAGTTGCGACCACATTACCTGCATCATCCATCTTATGAATATACGACAAGATTAGATGATTCTTTGGAAGTCTGTCGTATTTACTACTAACTGTATCATTGTTTGTAAAATACTCAAATCCAAAATAGAAATTAGATGGAATTCTCTGCCTCTTTTCAGGAGAAATTGACTCAAAGTATGAAATTGCATGATTATAGTACTTCATCAGTACTCTATCTACATAACTTATCTCTCCAGACTTTTTAAAATACTTAAAGTCATCACTCTTGTTCTTCTTTACACCAAAGAAAGTACCATCTACTTTTTCATTGATGATAACATATGAGTTAAGGAGACTCTTTAAAAATTCTTCGCCCTTCTTTTCGTATACCTCTTTGAGGTTGTTGATTCCTGCCATACTAATTATTGTGCTGGATTTTCTGTTGGATTTTCTTTAGGAGTCTCTTCAGTTTGAGTAGGCTCTTCTGTCTCTTGCGGTTTCGAATTCATTGCTTTTCTAATACTAACTGAATCCATGCTAATCGAGATACTTCGTACGTTATCTGAATCCTCTGCGTTCGTTGTAAAGTAGTCAACTATCTTCTTAAGATTCATATTTAATGTCTCTTCTCCAAATCCTCCAGCCTTTTCAATCTTAGCCTTAAGCATTTTTGTTGCATTCCAACTACCATTATAACTTATTGACCAACAGTAAAATCTTACCTCCTCGTTTTTGCTAGTATAATAGTGTTGCATGTCCTGAATTTTCTGGATTGCACCATTTGCATCACGATAAGTCGTTGCTCTGCCTAATGTATCTGAAGGAACTCCAAATCTAACGTCGTCAGACAATACTTCCATTAACTGTGAAATACGATCAATGATTTGATCAGCAGTGTATCCTTTCAACGGTCGGTCGCCGTTCGGGGAACCTGTTTCCTCAGCTTCTTTTAAATATTGTGTGAATCCTTTTAGTTCTCTAGCCATTGCAACTAATTTTTTATTATTTATTAGAGAAGTTCAACGCATGTTCACTAAAGTTCGTAATCATAGCATTAAATTCAGCCACACTAATCTCATTAAAATGATTAGTGAACTCCATATAACGATTTCCACGATCAGGATCGTATACATAGTCGCTAAATTGGTCAATTACTAAGTTAAAGAGGGAACTTTCTGCTTCATAATCTTCAAAGTTACTAAAGTAGTCCTTTTCTCTCTTTTCTGGAGTTGGCATGCTCTTTCTAGTAAGATAAACGAGCGCACAGTTCATATAGAGATCACTTTTAAGAATCTTTTCAAATTCATCTAGCAATCTTTGCTGATCTAGTCGTTTTCTATAGATAGACCATACATATGCTGAAAAGATAGATCTATCAAATACAAGTATCTTGTCCTTTAAGATAGTCTTGTTTAATTCAAGGATAGTTAGCACATTTGCTATGCTAAAATAGTGTACTCCTGGACCAGCGTCATGATCTCTTATCCCAAGATAATCAATATACTTTGCAAAGAGAAACTTATAGTAGATTATGTCAGGATTTTGATTCTGTTTAAAGAATTCCTCAAGTAGGTGTGTTTTGCCAGAGTGTCGCGGGCCCTCGATAAAAATTATCATAGTAATTGTATTCTTTGTTCTTCTGAAAGTTTAATATTTTCTATTTTAAACATTTTTGACTTATCTACAATATAAGTAGACAGTTTACACTTTGGAGCTCCAAAAAACTTAAGTGGATCTTCATTAAGAGACTCAAATACTTGGTGATATTTCTGTATCTGCTCAATTGAATCTTCATATACTTTAACTTCTACTAGATTTGGTAATTGCCGCATTATCTCAAGAGCAGTGGTCGTCTTATCTGATTTTCTTCCTAGCAAATAGATTTGATCAAATCGCATTCCTCTTTTTTCTAATACTTCTCGAACTTCCTTCTCAAGTTCGCTAACTCTATGTGTGATTACAATAGATAAGTAGTCTTCTCGATTCTCTCCATCCTTCCATGCACTGAATACTGGGCCAATTGCCTGAATATTATGTGAATCTTCGCATAGGGAGATCGGGTGATCGTAGAATTCGTATGGAGTCTCGAAGTCGAATCCATGTTGTATATCTATATGTCGATTACTCGTGTAACTAGGTACCCTTACGATCGTTTCATCAAAATCAAAAATCTGTAATACTTTTACTTTATCCATGGTAGTTATCTTATCTACTATATTCTATTGATAAATAATAAAAAGTTTTAACCCAGGTGAGACAAAAGTTCATAAAACTATTCGAAGACTATACTAAGGATCAATCTGAGACTCCAGTGTCTGGCGAAGCATGGACTCACGTTCGTGATACTATTCAAACTAGAAGACCGTTCGTAATTATCGTGTTTAAGAACAAGGATAGTTATGCTAGCGCACTTGCTAAGGATCTTTCTACATATGAATGTATCAAACAAACGGCAATCATCTTTACTTCAGAAGGAGAAAAGAGATATCCATCTGTCTTCTTTTCACTAGACCATGATCAAGAATTTAGTAATAAAGTAAAGGAGCTTTATGAAAAATTCAAGATAAAATCGCTAGTCGTTGGCAAAGCAAATTCTGAGTATTCTACCCTCTACCTTGATGACGGGACCTCGACTGATTTTGGAAACGAGATTGTTTCTACACTAAGTCCAGAAGAGTTAGAGTCCTCTGATCAATTTAAGTTAGGATCAGTATACTATAGATTTATTACATTTGAAGGATAAACCCAATCCAATAAATTAGTATAACTACTCGTATGAGCGATGTACCTGAATCAAATTCCAAGAAACCATCAATAACTGAGAGATTTCAAAAGCGACGTTCTGATATTTCAAAAGAAATCTATGAAAGTATCGAACGTCTCTCAAACCTAAAGACCCTAAAGGATGCTCAAGTACAGATGCTCTCACTAAGACAGAGACTACTTGAGGACAACCATACTCTACTCGAGAATATAACTATGCTTAGAAAAAAGTATAGAGAAGAACGCGCTGCTGAGATGGAGAATATCTCAAAGAATCTTCAATTAAGGTATCAGTCCAACGAAAAAACTGTTGTTATTGAGGGTAGAACATCTGCCACTAAAGAATACTTGGAAATATTTGAAAATCAAGTAGCATTCTTTACTGATTCAATCAAGACAATTGATAATATTATCTTTGGAATAAAGACGCGGCTCGATATTGAAAAGACCCTGGGCCTCTAAAAAAATCGAACTATGTGTTACGATTTAAACTCATCAACGATAACAACACAATTAAACTAGTTAACTTTGATCTTAACTCTGAAAGAAACGATCTATTCAAATTCTTTAAGAGAAAATCTAAGAAGGCAGCGTTTAATGTTCTAGTTGATCGTGGTGTTTGGGATGGATTTGATCACTTTATTAATAAAGAAGGAGAAATTTCAGTCAGTCTCTGGAAAGAAGTTTACAATTTTGCTAATGCCTATGGTTACGACTGCGAAATTGAAGGAATCGACGCTCTGCTTAGCCTAGGACTAGATCGTGATAAGTATCTAAAGTATGTAAATCGACTACTTGATGGAGTAGTTGATGAGCATAACTTACCAATTGTTCCTAGAGAATATCAAGTAGAAGGAGCTTTTCGTGCAATCAAGTATAAATTCTGTACTCAGGAACTTGCAACCTCTTCTGGTAAAACCCTAATCTTCTATATCTATAATTCATTCTTAAGAGATGCAAAAAAGGTTGACTCTTCTCGCAAAAGTCTTATAATAGTTCCAAACGTTTCCCTAGTCAACCAAACTGCTGACAAATTTAGGTTATATTCTGTTGGTAAAACACAATGGAATATCTGTGAAATTGGAGGAGATGATAGATTTAACCAAGCTCAATTTGATAGTAGTGAATTAGTAATTTCAACATATCAAAGCTTACATAATCTTCCTAAGGAAATATTCAAAGCATTCACAGTGGTTTGTGTAGATGAGACTCATAAATCTCGTGGAAATTCGATTAAAGAAATCCTTCTAGCCTGCTCCAATTGGAAATATCGATTAGGTCTTTCTGGAACTGTGAAGATTGAGGAGAAATTCTCAGACTTTTTTAGAGTTCAGGAAAATGTTGGACCTCTAGTAATGATACTTTCAGCAAAACATCTTATCGATAAAGGGTTCTCTCCAAATATCCAGATACAGATCTTGAACCTTAAGTACGATAGATCTGATCCATACCTTAAAGCCTATTGGGAAGTAAAGAACACTAGTAAGGACACTTATGCAAGTGCAAAGGATTACGGCAGAGACATGTTAGCAATTGAACGCAATTTCATATTTGACAGTGAACCTCGACTAGAGTTTATTAACTCACTAGTAAAGAAATTTGAAAAGAACACACTAATCCTTTTCTCTGATATAAAGAACAAGTACGGCAAGAAGATTCAGCAGAAATTACTTGAGTGGAATAGTGATACTTTCTATATAGATGGAAGTATCGAATCCACTGACCGAGATGATTTTAAACAGACAATGGAATCCAAAGGCAATGTAGTAATAGTTGCCTCGTATGGTACTTTTTCCACCGGAATTGACCTGAAAAATGTGCATAATATTGTATTTGCAGAGTCAACTAAAGCTGAGATCACAATACGCCAATCAATTGGCCGCGGAATGCGAAAGCTTGCAGAAAAGAATCACGTAACTATCTGGGATCTAGTAGATCAATTAGATGGATACATGGTAAAGCACGCAGAAAAGCGAGAAGAAATATACAGAGATCAAGAGTTCAAGATTGCTAAGAAAGAAGTCATCTTGTCTCAAGAATCATCTGTATAATTCTATCTACTCTTACCGATTACCGTTCAGCTTTTCAGAATTCTCGATTTTATCAAATACTTCTTCAAGTATCTTGATAATCGGGTGACGTACAATATCTTCTTTAGAAAGCTGAGCTAATCCAATCTCCTTGATTCCAACAAAGTGATCGATCAATATCTCAAGAGCACTTTTTTCTCTCTTGTTTACTGACTTTTGCTTAACGTCTCCTAGAAAGATCATCTTAGCGTTTGCACCTATTCTAGTAATTAGGGTGCGTAGGTTATCTTTTGAAATCTGTTGAGCTTCATCAATTATAATAATCGAATCGTCTAGAGTAACTCCCAATGCAAATTTAATAGGGAGAATCTCAATAACTCCAGTTGCCTTAAGATCGTCTGTTGCAGACTTGCCGATAATCTTATTGAAGTTACTGATAAATGGATACATGTACATCTCCATCTTCTCTTGTAGAGTTCCCTTAAGATATCCTATCTCTTCGTCCTTTGGAACGTTTACTGATTTTATTAAGATAATCTTCTTGTAGGTAAGCGGCTCATCTTTGATAAACTTAAGAGCTCTTGCGCAAGCTAGATAAGTTTTACCTGTTCCTGGAGGACCAGTTATTACTGAGATTACAGTGTCCTCTATTGCAGAAATAACGTCCTTCTGTGCTTTTGATTTACACTTGATATCGATCTTTCCAGCGAGTACACGTACTGACTTTAATCTTTCTGAGTCTCTTTCCCAGCTCTCGATCTCTTCATTTTCTTCTTTACTGAATTTGTTTTTTCCTCTAGCCATAGTTTTTAGTATATTTTAGTTGCGATCACTATTCCAAGTATTGTTCTGGAATAGTGTAATTGAAAATTAAGGTATGCGACAATTGCATTTAATTCTTTTCCTTTTGGATCCAAGTCAGTCATCTTTTTATAATTCAACTTAAGTAATCCATGCATCTGTGTTGAAGTTAGACTTGCCTCGTTCATTGCGATGATATCTGCTAATATCATATTATAGTCTACACCAGAGAGATTGTCAGAGCCGAGTAAACCTACAAATTTTCTACCCTTCTTTATTTGTTCTATCTTTAATTCAAGGTCATCACTTGCAAGTCCAGAGTCAAGTTGCTCCCTGATAAGATTTAATTTGGAGATAGTTGCTGCCTCTTCTGAAATAAAGTAGACGTCCTCTTGATATAGTGAGATAGTTATGCTTGTCTCTTTCTCGAGATATGAAAAGTTGAGAGTAGTATCCGTGCCGAATGTGCCTAATATCTGGATTAGGATAGGAGCGACTCCGATATCCGCTGGGTCAGTCCCTTCCATTTCCAGAGTTAGCTCGTAATCCTCAAAAGGAAATGCTTCCATGAACGGAAAGACTACGTATAGCTCTGAAGTTTTATCTAGCGGCTCGCTCTCACTCATCTAAAACTTCTTTCTTATTATTTATTTCAAGTATACCTGGCTTAACTTGATAATAGTCAAATTTAAGAAATCTAGTAGGTTAGCGGTGAGCCCATTAAAGTTAAAATATTTAGTCAAAATTAGCTAGTATCACTGGCTATAAAAAAGGCCTCTTTTCGCTAATTTGTTTAAACCATTTACATTTTATAAGTAATAGACATCATGGAAGATACTTCAAAACAGATTAAAAAGCTAGATCTTAAGCAGAATGCTATAAAGATTCTTATTAACTCAATATATGGAGCATTTGGCAATAAGTGGTTCTACTTCTATAATCCAGATATTGCACAGTCGATTACTCTACAGGGTCAAGATCTAATTAAGTTTAGTATCAAGGCAGTAAACCACTACTTTTCTGAGAAGTGGCATCTTGACACTGAACTACATGAGATGCTCGGACTCTCTAAGTATAAGATCAATAGAATTATTGACGAGGCTGCCATCTACACAGATACTGACTCTATATATGTACAGTTCGACTCTGCAATAAGTTCAATAGAGGGAGCAGAACTTACCTCAGATGAAGCTTTAAAGATATGTGTTGCGATTGACAATCATCGACTCTCTACCTATTTTGATCAGTGTTTTGAAAAGTACGGAAGAGTGTTTAACACTAAGAATCGTCTAAAGTTCAAACTCGAAAACCTATCAGAGTATGGTATCTGGTTAAAGAAGAAGAATTATGCAATTAAGGTCGCATACGATCCTAATCCTGCAATGGAACTTATTCCAATGGAAAAGAGAAAATTGATTATCAAGGGACTTGAGCCAGTGAAAAGTTCATATCCCGATTGGTCACGAGTGAACCTAGTAGTCTTAACTGAGTTTATTATGAAGGTCGGTAAGAAACTTGATCTTGAACTCGATCTTATTCCAAAACTTAAGGAGCTAAGAAGGATATTTGAAGATCTTTCAACTGACGAGGTTGCATTCAATTTCAATATTCGAGTGTATAATAAGTATGTAGAAGATGAGGCAACCTTAAGTCTTAGAAAAGGAATATCAATCTATCCTAGAGCAGCTGCCTACTATAACCACCTTCTAATAAAGACTGGACTAAATACGAAATATTCTCCAATTAGAGAAAAGGATAAGATTAAATACTATTACTGTGCTCCAAATGAGCATGGTTTTGATGTATTTGCATACTCACCTCAAAATTATCCAGTAGAGATTGCTCCACCACATGATAAGGAACAACAGTTCTTTTCTCTTATTGTTGAACCAGTAAATAGACTACTTGAGGCAATGCGAATGAGCTCAATTGATATTCATCTAAAAAGAAATATTGAAGTAGTTAGACCAAAGAGCAAGAAGGAACTTACTGAAGATCAGATATATCCACTGTATATAGTCGATTCAGATACCTTAGGTTATGTTGAAGTTCCTGAAAAATTTTGGAAGATTATTGGTAATCCTGATGCAGCTATTCCAGAAGATAGCTTCTCTGAATACTTGACTGTAATAACTAAATACGGATTAAATTCAGTAGTTGTTCCTAAGTTTGAACTTGAAAAGTATATCAAGAGATTAGCTAAAAAGAAACAAGAACCAGTCATTGAAGTAGAAACTGAAGATGCTGAATAAAATGTTCGATATTGCTGTGAGTTACTCTGTACCAGATTTTTGTCTAGACGTTCTAAAAAAGAGATTTCCTGGAGATCAGCTACGTCAAAAAATAAACGAATATGACGATGACAAACTCAATTTTGCTTGTCCGTATTGTGGTGACTCTGAGAAAGATCCAAATAAGAAGCGAGGACACATGTACCTCACTACACAAACCTATAAATGTTATAATGATGGTTGTGCTATCTGGGTTAAACTTGATAAGTTTGTATCGAAATTTGCACAGAAATATCAGTTAAATATTCCTGGAGTAGAGGAGAAGAAGGTAGAGTTTAAACCTAGTGTTTCTACAAAGAAGAAGGGTTTCTTAATCGAGTTCTTAATTAATAGAGAAGTAGGTAAAAAGCTTCTAGTTTTTAGTGATCTCGTTGACAGATTTACTCTATTTCCTTGTTCTAGTGCAAATCCAGATAGTCCAATTGGTCAGTTTATAGATCGCAGAAAGATCAATAACCTTCCAGTATTTGAACAGAGCTGTTATTATGACTCTAGGCAGGACAAGATCTACATATTTAATCTTGACTTAAAATCTGGTAGAGTCCTAGGATTTGCAGTTCGCCGAATTTCAGATGATTATCCAGGTCCAAAGTATAATATAAAGAATTACTCAGATTTTAAGAAAACAGGTATTCTTACTGATCTTGCTGATGAGTTTATTCGAGAAGTAGACTCCATTAATAACTACTTTAATATTCTAAATATTGATTTTTCAAAAAAGATAACTATCACTGAAGGACAAATCGATGCAATGTTCGTGGATAACTGTATTGCAACCACTGGTGTAACCAAAAGTAAACAGTTATTAGATAACCTAGTTGCAAAGAATAATGTTAGAATCCTATTTGATAATGACTCTGCTGGAAAAAATCAGACAATTGAGCTAATTAAGAAGGGATACACAGTATTCTTATGGAATAAACTAACGACATCACTCCGTAGAAAATATCCAAAGGCAGTTCGAGAGATTATTGAAATTAAAGATATTAATGATCTATACCGTTTCATGCTAACCAAAGACGCTGGCATTACTTTTGAAAAGTTCAATGAGCTGCTCAATAAATACTTTTCAGATTCAGTGTTCGATCTACTTCTAGTTTAATAAATAATAAAAAGATTAGACACAATGAACAATCGAATTAAATCTCTTTACGAATACGCAATGGGAGTAAATCCTGAAGAGGTAAACTTGGAGGAGTTAAACTTAGATGAAACAATGTTGGACGAACTCGTTGAACTTGTTGGATCTGAAGAAGAAGTTGAAGCTGCTGCAGAATCTGCTTATAAAGATCTAATGGCTTCTTTTGAGAAGAATGAAATTGAATTAGCTGATGGAGATATTCCTGAAAAACTTGCGATTGCTTCTCTAATTATTAAACTTGTGGAATTAGGTAAAATTGGTCCAGAAGATGCTGATGAATTCATCAAAAATAATCTTGACTAAACCTTGTCAAACAAGAACAAGAATATACAAGATTTCCTAAAGCCGCAGAACGGAAAGGTTAAGCAGGGCTACTTTACTCCACAGAATCCAGAAAAATACAAGGGTGATCCTTCTAGAATAATCTATAGGTCTAGTTGGGAACTTAAGTTTTTGATGTATTGTGATTCAAACGAATCAGTAGTTGAGTACACTGCTGAACCTATTGGAATACTCTATCCTAATCCTATCCTAAAGAAGGAAGCAACCTATTGGATAGACTGTTACATGGCTACAAAGAATAAGGACGGATCCATCAGTAAGTGGTTAATAGAGATTAAACCTAATAAATACTTAACTCCGCCAGTTCCAC